CAGCAAACCCTTGACGTCTGCGTTCAATGCAGCATAATTGTCACTGAAATTATAGCGGCAAACTGCATTGATCAAGCTCTCGGCCTGAGACACAAAAGAATTGGTATATGCTTCGGCCTTGCTTGTTGCGCTGGCTTTGGCTCCGGCCTTGTACTGGATCTCTGCAGTAGTAGCGAATATGCCAGTATCAACCATGTCATCATCCTTTCTTATTTGATTATATAAATCTTTGCTTAATATATGTACAGATCAAGGCCGCGCTCCTTGACGCACCAGCATGCCCTGACCATCGCTTCTGCGATATGACCATAATCGCCAAAGATCCTGATGTTCCTGGAAGATCCTCCGCCGGACGTATACTCGTACGTGATGGATTTCAAGCTCTTGAGCAGTCCTAGATCATTGATCAGTTCCAATTTGCCTGTCTCCATCAGCATCAACGCATTGGAATACAGATCCTCCTTTAAGATGCCCCTTTTCTTCTCTTCACCCTGTACCTGGACCCTTTTGCTGGCATTATTCAATCCCATAACCTTTCGGCCTAGCTTCTCGATCAGGAAATCGGTAACAGATCCGCCCACTCCGCTGTCATCGACAAAGATCTTGCTGAAATTGAATAAAGAATCGATCTCGATCACCCTGCCTACTGTGTCGGTCGTGGAAATCCTGGCGGTCGTGAATACCTTCACGATCTTGAGGTTCGTGCCGAGCAGGTCGCAGATCACAAATGCATTTTCATCGCCTCCATACCTGGCTATATCAACGCCTAGATAATAGCGGCTGCCCTTGACATGATCCTCATCCTTGCTCCAATCCATGAACGTCATGCACTTTTTTATGAGCTCGCTGCTGAAAAACTGGTTCCATTCGTCAGTGAACTCGCCCTGATATTCCTGCATATACTCGGCTTTTGTCAGTCTCTGCCGCTCTTTCTTGAGGAAATCGGCTGGGATCCTGATGCAGTTCTCGGAACTGATATGGAACTGCCTGAAATCAGGATCGTGGAAGGAACTGTAGAAATAGCCGCCCTTGCCAAATGGAGTGCTCAAAAGGATGATATAGCCCATGCCACGCTGGCGGGATACTGCGATCATCGGTATGACCGCCTTCCAGACCTCTTCTGGGATATATGCGGCCTCGTCTGCGATCAGAAGGTCAATCGTGAAGCCTCGGATGAAATACCCTGTCCTTCCTGCTGGAAGGCTGTAGATGCGGCTGCCATTAGTCAGCAGGATCCTGGTCAGGGTAGGCGGCTCTTTGTATATGTCATCACCCTTGTCTACCAGCTGATCGAAATTGGCCCTGACCTTCTCGAATAACAAGCTCGACTGACGTTGGCTGGCGGCTATGATCAAGGTGGTGGTACCTGGATGGTCTAATGCGAACTTGACGCTCTTGGCGGATATGACCTCACTCTTGCCTACCTGCCTGCCTGACCTGATCGTGATGTTGCCATCATGGTTCAAGACCGATTCCTGCCATGGATCCCATTTGAACTCAGCCATCAATCAACCTCTGCAGCCATGCGCCCACTATACCAAATACTGGCTGATCGTACGACAATGCGCCCATGATGGAGATCAGAATCGCTGTCCCAAACATGAAATAGACTGGGATCAGATCCATTCCTTGGCCTCCTTACTCCACAAATGAATGGTTGCAATAAGGACAGCCTCTGACATAATTGCCATTGAACCTGGCATCCTTGCTGATGTACATGCCGCACCAGTAACACCTTTTTCCAGGACAGAACGCCCATGGATTCTCAGGATCCAACTAGATCACCCTTTGGCTTCTTAGACTCCTTGGCTGACTTGGCTGCATCAGTCTGGCGCTGGGCCTCTGCTCTGGCTATCCGGTTCTCCTCATCGATTGTCTTGCCGCCTAGTCGCTTGATATTCTCACATGCTTCCTTCAGTAGCACTTCTGCGACTACTCGCATGAGCAGACTGTCTCTGACCTGCTGCTCTGACTGGCGTTCTATATTCTTCCAGTCCATCAGTTCCATCTTGTACTCACTCATTTCACTTCCCTCCTTGTTTTTGATAAAAATTCATGGACACCTGCCTCCACAAACATAACCAACCACTCAAGACTCGCTAAGTCGTAATGGATGAACTCCGCTCCGCCTCGAGAGGGCAATAACATCGTCGGCGGCGCCGTAGCGCCGTCGGGGCGCCCGCCGGCGCCCCGATGGGGCCGAGCGCAGCGAGGCCCCCATCTATATAAAGGCGAGCTGGAGCGAGCCTATATACCTGTCGTGTCCCCTGCTAAACTATATATGAGCAGGGGTGCTGGGGACGCTCACATCTCACTGGGGCCCCAGTCAGCCTGCGGGTTGCGGATCAGAGCAGGCTCTCCCTTATGCCCGAACGAGGCGGAGCGAACGAGCGGCCAGCTGCACTTTAGTGCGCTAGCGAGTGAGCGGAGCGGAGGGCGGGCTTTCTCAAGCTATTCACTTGACACTATATCCTTGTTTGTTAGGTCGATTCTTCTAGTCCTGTATGGAATAATCCATCCTAGTTTCTTCAAAGCTATCCTATTGCGTACATATGTACCTGGATCAGTACCACACTCTACCATGATCACCCGCTGCAGTTCAAGGTTAGTGAACCGCTTCTCACCTGGCCTAAGCTGTCTCAGCCGCCAGAGCACTCGTTCGAGCTTCTGGATACTCATGGGCTCACCCCATGAGTCCCGAATGCAATGAGGATACTCATTCTATTACCTTTGCCTGTACTCCAGTACCCTATTCCAGCCCCAAGGCCTGGTAATTCTCCTGATCCTGACCGCATATCCAAGGTTCTTCAGGTCTTTCATAGTGCTCTTGAACAGATCTCCGGTGAATATCTGCCACTTTGAGCGTCTCATTCTGGCTTCACCGATTCATTCATGACGCGCGCGAACGAGCCATTCTTCGTGTCCTCAGTCAGTGTCATGAAATGGCACTTCTTCCCCACTAGTATGGAGTTTGGGTCTACGTCTTTACCTACTTCCAGCACTGCGCCAAACCTCATTAGCAGCTTGCCCAGCTTGCTGGTTGTGCTGATGCTTGTGGGGTATCCGGATCTCAGCCGCACGACGTGGCCCTCAACTGGGAACTCTATAACGACGTCGGTGTACTCGTATGGCGAGTCTCGATATTCCACATCGACAATAGTTCCGTCATGCAGCCCATCCCTGATTTCCAGCTTCTTAGTCACTGGTATGTTCATTTGGTTCACCTCCCGATTCTTGATCTTGATCATCATCCTTGATTGTTACTCCTACTACACGATTTACAGAATCAGAATTGGAGCCTGATGTGAATCGAATCAGGATATTTTGGGCCAAGCACAGCTTCTCCCTCCCAAGCTCCGTAATATTCCAGAATGACTTGTTCTTGATTGGAGTATCTCCTTTACTGATCCAGCCATCTGCTTCCATGCCTCGTATGATCCTACACAAGTAGGCATAATCCATGTCAAGCTTGACTGCCAGCATGGTCATGTACCTGTTATAAGGTGGCACATTTGCCAGGTAGACCAGTATGCGACACTCGCTTCTTTTGATAGCTTGCTTGTGTGCCATAATTCAACTTGATTACTACTACTCCTATTTAACAATTTGGGTAATTTAGTATAGTAGTCTGCAACATATAGATTGCAGCACAGATAAGTTTATTAAGCTGGCCTAGAAATCAAGGTGTACTAGTTGCAGGTATATTACTAGTTCTAGATAAATAAGATAACAAGGGTAAGAAGCAGAAATGCAACTCTTGTAGTAGGAGTAATTAAGAAAGAGAAAAAAGAAGAGGCTCACTCTTCATGATAACCATCGAACCAGATCACTGAGCCATCATTAGCTTTCTTATGTGTTGATTCGAGACTGCAGTGAGCCTGAGCCTCTTCTAGTGAAAGTCCTTTATGCATGATCCTTGGACTTCTATTGATGCAGAACCTGACGATGGAGTATGTTTTCATTGTGCCACCACCGGGATAGAAAAAGAAGGAGAGGCCTTCGCCTCTACCTTATTCAGAAAGAGCTTGAGTCCGTCTTTATCGACAAGAGCCAGATATGTCCTGGTTCCGTCCTTGGTCTGATTGACCCATGCCCTGATGCCCAAATTCTTGTTCTCGAAGTCGTGCTTTCGACTTACTAACTTTCGTATTTCTTCCATTTCAATTGCCTCCGTTTGTTTTAAATTTTCCATATCTGAGGCTGTGGCTGGACGAGCAATCTGGCTTAGACCCGGAGGGGAAAGACTGATGCTACTAGTCCAGCATACCCTGAATGGAAAATTTCACAAAGGAGGCATGGAAGAAATATGAACTAAAGGAGAAAGCTGTACGAGAACAAGTGCATCAGGGCCTATATAGGACCAAGGCTATACAAGGATCTGGCACTAGATAGAGGACTCAAGCGGCATTAGGTAGAGGCTGAGAACATGTCAGAAATCATCAGGATTTCTGAGCACACAGAAATCTATTGATTTCCGTTGTCTCCGACATTAATCCTTGAGCACATCAGAAGCATTGATTGATGATTCTTCTGTTGCCTGTGCAGCCAGCTTCTTCTTCAATTCCTGGAAATAAAGTTCCTGCTTCTGTAATTCAAGTAACATCCCATCCAATTGGGGCATGGTATAAACTTCTTTTGCTGGTTCCTGGAATACTGTGATTTTTTTCATTTCAACCTCAACAATCTGTCTGTGTGCATTTCTGCCATTTGCCTGTGACATAGACACAGATCTGCTGCAGATCAGTATCAAAGACTTGTAAACCAACCACTGGGCTACCGATAGCAGCACGTTGCACTGATGTCATCACCGGCATCCTAAATCCAGAAGTTGTACTTGTCAGTTTAAGAATAGACTCTGAAGTAGCACCTGTATTGCTCCCGATGTGTACTGCAGTATTGATCC